TCGGTAAAATCTGGTAGAGGAGCTGGGGAATTAATACATTCTGGACAAAGAAAAACAACTCAGTCTGAAATTAATAAAGACCCAGGTAGTGTTAAAGCCCAAGAACAGCTAAACGCTGATAGAGCGGCTTTTGAAAAAGAGCAAGCAGGAAGAGAAGCTGTGGTAAATAACATAACTTCCTCAACAAAAAAGTCGGCTAATCAATCTGTTACACCAGGAGAAACCCCTTTTTCTCAAATTATGGAAAAATTTGAACAAGATAAACAACAAGGGAATTATTCTTTTGGTAACTATAATGCAGGCGGTGGCAGTGCTCAAACAGATGGATTGTTTGCTAAAAGAGGACCTATGAAAAAAGGATATTTTAAAGGTAATTAATTATGGCGTATATACAGAAACCAAAATCAAGTTGCCTTAAAAAGGCACTTACTGGAAATCAAGGCAATCTACCGCAATTTCTACAAGACGAGATTAAAGCAGCTTCTCCAGCTAAGAAAAAAGGAGGAGCACCTTCTCGTAAAAAGTCCAAGGGCTATTACAATGAAGTTAGATCCAAATCAAAAGAAGGAGCGGCTGCAGGAGGCGGTATGACGCAAGCAGGTGTTAATAAATACAAAAAAGACAACCCAGGTAGCAAACTTAAAACTGCTGTTACTAACTGTAAAGCTAAGGTAGGTACAAAGCCTTATAAAAGACAAAAAGCGTTTTGCTCTAGGTCTAAAAGCTGGAACGGCGAAAGAGGTCGCGCAGCAAGAAGAAGATGGTGCTGCAGCCGATTTAGCTAAAATATAATATTATGGAATCAAAAGGATTAGGAGACTCAATAGAAAAATTTACAAAAGCAACAGGAATAAAAAAACTTGCGGATAAGATACCCGGAGGATGTGGTTGCGAAAAAAGAAAACAAACATTAAATAAATATTTCCCATATAAAAACAAACAAAATGGCTGAATCAAAAAAGAGCGGGTATAGTTGCCAACCAGTTACCGCTAAAATAAAAAGAACAACACAAGGCGGAATGAAAGCAGAGCAACCACTACTAGGTAGTTATGCACCGGTTCAAATGAACAGTCCAGCTAAAGGAAAAATTGGAGCGCTTTATAACGCGGGTAAAAAATTAGTTACCAAAGGAGCACAAAAATTATCTCAAAAAGGAGGCGCAAAAGCACCAAAGCTTCTGGGTGACGGGTATACACCGTTCACCGAGGTAAGTAGCAAGTTAGGTAATGGAGCATCAAAAGCATTAAATGCAGTTTCAAAAGGCGGTGGTAAATCATTGTTTAAAAGAGGCCTTAATGTTGCGGGTAAAGCACTAAAATATGGTGGATTTGGTGTTGCAGGTGTAGTAATATCTAATATGTTTAAAGGTGATAGTACGCCCGAAACAAAACCTCAGGTTACACCTAAACCAACACCGCAGCCGAAAAAGAAACCTTATGTAAAACCAGGAGGTAAAGCTACAGGTAATATGAGGGACTATAAAATAGGTAGTGCTGAAAGATATAATGAATACGAAGCTAGAGGCTGGAAACAAGATGCTACTACTAAGGGTGGTGAGCCGAGAAAGAAAGTAAAAGCAGCAACTACTATAAAGCCAGAAGGTGTTAAGACTATTAAGCCTAAAATAGAAACACCTAAAATTTCTATTGAAACAAAAGCTCCAACTAGCAACCCAAGCGCAAAAGATAAATTTGTTGCTAAAAAGAAAGCTAAGGCAGGAGCTAGGAAAACAGCAAAAGCATCAGATAAAGAAGCACAGGCTAAAAAAGCCTTAGCAGAAGGTAACACAAGAAAAGCTGCTAGAAAACAAAGATCAGCAGATAGAAAGAAAGCAAAAGCTAAAAAGAAGTTTTCACAAGCAGCCGGAGCAATAGGATTATCATCACCTGCACCAAAAAAGAAAACAAAAAAATAAAACAATATGAAAGCTAGCCCGATTACTTCAAGAATAAGAAACCAGAAAGCAGCTCCCGTTAAGGTAGATGGAAGAACTTCTGAGAATAAAGCGACAGAAGGGTCGGGTATGCAATCAGATAAGCCTGAAGAAAAAAGCTGGGGTAATATTATAGGGCATGGCGCCTTAGATGTTCTAGGGTTAATTCCAGGATATGGCGAAATAGCTGACGGTATTAACGCGGGTTGGTACGCAGCTGAAGGAGATTACGCAAACGCTGCTTTATCCACTGCGGCAATGGTTCCATTTGCGGGGTGGGGAGCTACAGCTACAAAACTTGGATTAAAATTAGCGCCTAAAACAACCAAAGCAATTAAAAGTGGTACGCAGATTGCTAAAAAATCAAAGGTTTTAAATAACAAAGTCGGAAGATTTGCTGTAAAAGATGCAGGTAAGTTTTTAGACAAACCGACCAAGTATGCAAGAACATGGAGGGGAACCGGGCAGGCTATTGATAAAGCTTTTTCAGAAGACAGTGGCAAAGGAGGTAATGAGATTGCGATGAATAACAGTAAGCCTAGTGGATCAATTAATAAAAACCTAGGCTCAAATAGAGTATCACAGGGAGCGGCTTCTTGGAAAAGAGCAGTAGCTAACAATAAATCAGGTACATCTTTAACTAATTTAATTAAGCAACGTAATAGCAACAAGAAAGGGTCTGCAGAGTACGCTAAAGCTCAAAACGCTATAAACAAAGCTTACGGATCTAAAAAGCGCTACTAATATGAAAAAGATATGGGAATGGCTAACCGGCAATGTTATTAAAGAGGTCGGAGATGTTATTGACAAATTAACCACAACAAAAGAAGAAAAGCTTATAATAAAAAAGCAAATTCAAGAGATATTAGAGAAGGCAGATAATGACGCTCAGAAGCAAGTAACTGCTCGTTGGGAATCAGACATGCAATCAGATAGCTTTCTTTCGAAGAATATCAGACCTATGGTGCTTATATACTTAACAGTCATATTTACCGTGTGTGCTTTTTTTGATGGTAACATAGGGGAATTCAAAGTAGCTGAAGAGTATATACCAATATTTCAAACGCTATTAGTCACAGCTTATGGGGCTTATTTTGTAGGTAGAAGCTGGGAGAAAGGAAAATCAATATCTACTAAAAATACGTAATAAATAAAGTAAGTATTAACAATTAAATTAAATAAAATGGCAAAAAAATTAAAAAAAGACGAACTAACTCAATTACAAGCAGCAGTAAACAAAGTTAATCAAGTGCAATTGCAAGTTGGTGGCTTAGAATTACAAAAGCATGAATTGATACACACAATGTCTTCTGCCCAAGCTGAGTTAAGCAGTGTGCAGAATATACTTAAAGATAAGTATGGAGATATTAGCGTAGATATTAGCACTGGTCAGATAGCTGAGAATGGGGTTGATAAGAAAGATTAGTATCGGAAGAGACTATAAAAATGATGCCATGCACTACTCTGTCGGACAGGAAGTGTATGGTAATCATATTATAGATAGTATAGTAGAGGAAGAAGATAAGTACTCTATATATATAACAAAAGCAAAAGAGGTTTTACCTTGGAAAGACTTTAATAAAAACATGGCTATAGCTGTAGAATACAATTTACAATATTAATGAGGGGGCTATTTGATTTTATAATCGAACCTAAAGACCAAAGATATAATAATGTAAAGCATGTAAATGAAAGTGAGCTTATACTTAATACAGAATTACAAAACCATCAATACGTAAGTCGACAGGGAATTGTTTTGGCAGAGCCATCAGTTAACGAGACTAATATAAAAAAAGGTGATACAGTAATATTACATCATAATGTTTTTAGACGTTTTAGGGATGTTAGAGGCAAAGAAAAAAACGGGAAGAGCTATTACTCAGATAATGTGTATATAGTTTCCCCTGATCTTATATTTGCTAAAGTTGAAGGTGATACGATAAAGCCTCTACCGGGATTTAACTTCGTTAAGCCTATAAAAGAAAATAAAATGTTTTCTATTGATTTTGAAAAACCTTTAATAGGTGTGCTAAAATACAAAGATACTAACTTAAAAGTTATGACCGTTGGTGACTTAGTGGGTTTTAGCCCAGGAACAGAGTATGAGTTTTTAATACAAAACGAAAAACTATACAGGGTTCCTACTAATCAAATTACAATTAAATATGAATATCAAGGAGACGAAGAAGAATATAATCCAAGCTGGGCATAAAGCGGTTGAGGAATTAATAAAAGTAGCTAAAGAAGCTATAGTTGATTCAGACGATGATATCTCAGCAGACAGATTAAAAAACGCAGCAGCTACAAAAAAGCTAGCTATATTTGATGCTTTTGAGATATTAAATAGAATACAGGAAGAAGAAAATTTATTAGAGGATAAGCCAAAGGAAGATACAAAGCCTAAGGCTTTTAGTGGGTTTGCTGAAAAAAGATCAAGATAATGTATCAGCAAAATCTATACAGCGTAATAACCCCTATAAAAGAGACTACGATCTCTAGGCTTAATAAAGCTAATAAGTGGGCATACGGATACAACAAAGAGCACGACGTTGTTGTTATAAGTAAAACGGGAAAGATCGGCGAAATATACAATATACAAAACCTTAAAATAGCTTTACCTAAAGCTCCTGCTAAAATCAGTAAAGTAAATGCTGAGTGGACACCAGCGGAGTACCCATCAGAGTTGAAGCAAATACAAAGCGTATTCGATTGGAGAGATTATCCAGATGATTTTAAGGAAAAATGGGAACCTTATATAGATGAACAATTCAAATACAGAGACGAAGGCCATTGGTTTAATAATAAAGGCGTGGGCACTTACATTACTGGTACTCACTTTATGTACTTGCAGTGGTCCAAGATTGACGTTGGGAAGCCAGACTTTAGGGAAGCAAATAGACTATTCTTCATATTCTGGGAGGCTTGTAAAGCAGACTCACGATCTTATGGAATGTGCTACCTTAAAAACCGCCGTTCCGGATTTTCATTTATGTCTTCAGCAGAGACCGTTAATTTGGCGACAATTACTTCAGATGCACGGTACGGTATCTTGTCTAAGTCTGGAGCCGATGCTAAGAAGATGTTCACAGATAAGGTCGTCCCTATATCTGTCAACTACCCGTTCTTTTTCAAACCCATCCAGGACGGTATGGACAGGCCCAAGACCGAACTTGCCTATAGAATACCAGCCAGTAGACTCACTAGAAAATCCATACAAAATAAAAAAGATCAGGAGCTCCTCGAGGGTCTCGATACCACGATCGACTGGAAGAATACGGGTGACAACTCCTACGATGGGGAGAAGCTTAAACTCCTCGTCCACGATGAATCGGGTAAATGGGAGAAACCAGACAACATCCTCAACAACTGGAGGGTTACGAAAACAACGTTAAGATTAGGAGCTAGAATTATTGGTAAGTGTATGATGGGTTCAACATCAAATGCTTTAGATAAAGGAGGAGAAAACTTTAAAAAATTATATAATGATTCTGATGTTTCCAAAAGAAATAGAAATGGACAAACCAAGTCAGGACTCTATTCTTTGTTCATTCCTATGGAATGGAATTACGAAGGATTCATTGACTCTTTTGGGATGCCTGTCTTCGACACCCCATCAGAACATCGTGAG